CCGTTTCCCGGAGGAAGCGGGCTCAACGCGGTCACTATCAGTCTCGTCTACACAATCCGTCTCTATCTGGACTTTCTGTCCCAGCCCTATGACGCCATTGATCCCGCCCTGATGAAAGCCGCAGACGCGCTCATGACGCAGTACGCAGGGGCGTTCACGTTGGGCGGGATCGTCAGGGACGTTGATCTGTTCGGGGAGTCGGGAACCAAGCTCCGGTGTAACGCAGGCTACCTTGATCAGGATGGCAAGAAGTTCCGGGCGTTCGTCATCACCCTCCCCATCATCGTGAACGACGTCTGGACGGAGGCGCCGTGATGGGTTGGGCCTTGCACTTCCTCGGTACCGATGACTCCACGGGTCCCTGGTATCTGTGGTGGTCCGGATTCGCTAGTGATCTTGGACTTATTGCGGCAGCAGCCACTGTGCTGTGGAAGCACAATTGCCCGGTCCGGCGTTGTAACCGTATCGGTAAGTTCCCTTTGGGGGACGGTAGCGGATACTTCGTTTGCAGCAAGCATCATCCGACCGGCGCCCCGAGCGCAGAGGATATCAAGGAGGTAAGCGGTAATGGCCAAGCAGAACGGACTAGGTGACGCGTTCTTTATCAGCGGATACGATCTGTCCGGAGACGTCAACGCACTGGGCAGTGTGTCCGGAACTGTGGCCACCCTGGATGTGACGGCCATCAATAAGTTCGCACACGAGCGGCTGGGCGGTCTGCGGGACGGATCCATGGACTTCACTACCGTGTTCGACAACGCCGTGGCTTCTGAGCATGTCGTTCTCTCCACCCTGCCCCGAACAGACGTCATCGCTAGCTACTTCATTACGCCGGTCCTGGGTGGTGCTGCGGCTTCGCTCAATGGTAAGCAGATCGACTATGCCCCGACCCGTGCTAACGATGGAATGCTCACCAGCGCGATCAGCATTCAGGGGAACGCCTACGGGCTGGAGTGGGGCCAGCAACTGACGGCCGGCAAGCGGACGGACGTCGCGGCCACGTTGGGCACGTCTGTGAACGACGTCGCTCCGTCCTCTTTCGGATTTCAGGCGTACCTGCACGTGTTCAGCTTCGCGGGGACTGATGCCACTGTGAAGATCCAGGACAGCGCAGACAACAGCACGTTCGCGGATCTCGCCTCGGGCGCATTCACGCAGATCACCTCCACCACGCCGCAGGCGCAGCGAATCGCTGTGGGCGGTACTGCCACGGTCCGTCAGTACGTTCGCGTCAGTACGGTCACGACCGGCGGCTTCACGTCGCTGGCGTTCGCCGTGTCCCTTACCCGCAACCTGACAGCCTCGGAGTTCTGATGAAGCAACCGTTCCGGGTTGAGCCGATGCTCCCCGTGGAGAAATACATCACGTACGGGATCTCCGCTTCCCGGGACACGGGGGTCGTCACCGCGTGCAAGGATGCCGGTTGTCAGGCCTGGCAGAACGGGTGGGAGACCATCGTGGACGAGTCGACGGTACTCGGGGCGAACCAGGCGGCCTACATTCGCAGGATGTCCGGTCGGACGTTCAAGGAGGCTAAGACCGGAGCAGGCACGTCCGTGTTCCGGTTCGAGCCGTTTCAGCGGTGCTTCTCGGAGCACCGGACCCGACCTGACGTGTACGTGCGACGTCACGGCGACTGGCGAGGCAATCCGTCCGGGCAGCGTTTCTATCACGCGAATGCGGCAGAATGGGTCGAAGACTTCCAGGGCAACCAAGCCCGGATAAACTCAGAGATTCAGAAAGGCTAGGCTATGGCCAAGGTCACAGGGCTTGGAGCCACCGTCATTATCGATGATAGTGCGGGCTCCCCGCAGACCATCAGTAACGACGTTACGAACTTCCAGTTTTCCACCCCGTTTGCGGTTCAGGACACGACCGGCGTCGACAAATTCGCGCATGAGCGGCTGTTGCTCCTAGCCGACTACTCCGCGACGTTCAACGGCGTGTTCAACACCGCGTCGAGCCACGTCGTGTTCGCGACCATTCCGAGTACCCGGGTTATCCGAACGGTGAAGATCCAGCCCATCTCCGGAGCGACCCCGTTCATGACGGCTGAGACGCTTCTCACCGACTACGCTCTTACCCGGAGCAACACGGGCGAGTTGACCTGGTCCGTGCCGGCGGTCCTTGCCGATGGCACTGCTCCTTCCTGGAGTTAGACCCCCACCCCGACGATCGAGAGGCAGGCTGACATGGGCTTCGTCCCGCAGCGAAAGCAGTACCGACTCAAGTTCAAAGACCACGAGCTGGACGGTCTAGAAGTCACTGTGGCATCAGCCAGCATCGGGACCCTGCTGGGCCTCAGTGAAATGTCTACAGAGAGCCCGGAACACGCCACGGAACGTCTGGAGCGGTCTATTCAGGTTCTGGCGGAGGCCCTGGTCTCATGGAACATCGAGAACGCGGCAGGGGAGCCCACCCCCGCGACCGTGGACGGCCTGAAGCAACAGGACATGTCTTTGGTGATGGCCATCATCTCCGCATGGACGGAGGCCGTTTCTGGAGTGGCGCCCCCTTTGCCCGGAGGGTCCGACTCTGGAGAGACGTTCCCGGAGGGTTCGCTCCCGATGGCGGTGTTGTCTCCGAACCAAGAGAGCTGAAGTTCGCGAACTTCGTTCTCAGCACGCTTGAGCGATTCGGCGGATATACGCTGAAGACGCTCATGGAAGAGGACGCGGAACTTCTTCAGTTGATGAACATCGAAGCCATGGGCAGGAGAGAGGAGAGCTGAGCCTTGGCAAACGTCATTGACATCGTCGTGACCAGTCGGAATCTGGCTGCTCCGGGATTCGCCTCGGCTGAGGCCAGTGCCCGGAGCTTGCAGAAGGCCATGACTGCTATGGGTGCATTGGCCGTAGCAGGCATCGCAGCCGTGGCGATCAAGTCGGTCAGTATGGCTTCTGATTTCGAGAAGTCCACCACCCGACTGGTGACCAGTGGGGGTGAGCAGGCCGGCGCCCTGAAGACGGTTGGCAACGCCATGCTCAAGATGGCTGGTGACGTCGGTATCAGCGCCAAGGCTTTGTCAGAGGGCATGTACGTGGCAGAGTCTGCCGGGTATCACGGGGCGGCTGGCCTGAAGGTTCTGCGTGCCTCAGCAGAGGCAGCCAAGATCGAGCATGCTGATCTAGGGCACGTCGTCAACGCGGTGACCGATATCCTCAAGGACTACCACCGGCCAGCCACGGACGCGGCCAAGGTGACGTCACAGATGGTAGAAGCCATCTCGTTCGGTAAGACGAACCTTGACGACTTTTCCAAGTCGATGGCAACCATCTTGCCTCTGGCCGGCAAGATGCATCTCTCTTTTGCGGACGTGGCCAGCGTTGAAGCGACGATGACTGCTCACGGCATGTCCGCGGCGCAGTCTGCTGTTGACATCCGACAGGCGATGATCCACCTGTCCGCCCCGACCTTGGCTCAGACCAAGGAATGGACGGCCCTCGGCGTCACGCAAGCCGCGGTCAATCAGAAGATGGGCAAGGAAGGGCTTGGAGCCACCATGCAGTGGCTCAGCGAGGTCTCTGGTAAGGGTGCCCATGCACTCGGTCAGACCACCACAGAAGCTCTAAAGAAGACAATGGGGACCATCCCCGCGTACCAGGCCGCCCTGACCACCACAGGTGAGAATGCCAAGGACTTGGCCAGGGCGCATCGGGGTATAGCGGGGGCCGTCTCGGAGGCAGGTGACCACGTCAAGGGGTTCGCCCTGGTTCAGAAGACGTTGTCTCAGCAGACGGATCAGCTCTCAGCCGCTTTCGGATCGATGATGATCGTATTGGGGCAGAAGTTGCTCCCCATCATTACCTCGGTCGTCACATGGATGAACAAGCACAAAGACATCACTCTGGCACTTCTGGGGGTCGTGGCTGGCCTGGCTGCTGCGGTCGTCACCTACACTCTCGCTTCCAAGGCGGCGGCCATAGCAACCGAGATGTGGAGCGCCGCTCAGATGCTCCTTAACGGGGAGATGGACGCCAACCCCATCGGTCTCATTGTGCTGGCCGTCGCGGCGCTGGTGATCGGATTCATTGAGGCCTACAAGCACAGCGAGAAGTTCCGGGCGATCATCCAGGCCATCGGCAAGGTTGCAGAGGTCGCGTTCAAGGCCGTAGTGACCGCGGCAGAGGTCGCGTTCGCATGGCTCCGGGGGCACTGGAAACTCGTAGCTACCATCCTGGCCGGCCCGTTCGCGC